TTTGTTAGTGCTTGAAGCTGTGCTTGCACTTGTGGATTCATTGCTGCTTGCTGTTGCATCATCATCATCTGCTGCATTTGTTCTCTAAATTCTAATTGCACCTGTTCTTGTGCCATTAAACTAATATGTTCTAATATATTTTTTTGTATTGACGCCATAACTGCAGGATTATTTCTTACAATGTTAGTTGACATAAAATTTAAGTGAGCTGTGATGTGTGCTCTATGGTCTTGACCAGGAAAAGCTTGAAAAGGTTTGCCTGCTAGTGCATTAATATGTTCTAAACTTGGATCCATAGGCATATTTGGTGCAGGTGGTGGTAATATTGCGTCCACATTTTTTACACCAATCGCTTCATACATTGTTCGATAAACTTGATACATGTTGTGTGCTTGTGGATTTGCACTGGCAATTTGTAATTGTGTTTGTGCGAGTGTAATTCTTTGTGACATAGAAAATATGTTTGGATCTGCAACTGGTATTACATCTACTCTATCGTCAAAGTCTGCTTGTTTTACATTTCTTACACCACCAACAACATCATACGGATACTCTGGTGGTAAATATTGTGACACAACTTTTGCAAGAAGTTTAAATTCTTTTTTCATCGCTGCGTAACATCTCTTGTGTATTGCAGACATTACTCTTGAACCACGTTCTAATAATGCAATTGTAGTTCCAACAGCTGCTGCTTGATTTGCGTCACCAACTTGCATGTCAGCAATCGCTGCAAATCTTTGTCCTGCTTGTACAACAATACCTAATAAATTTAATAATGTTTGAGATGGTTCTTTGTATGGTAATGGAAAGAATGCATCTCTTAATGATCCGCCCGGTGCATCTACATCTTTAAATTCACCAGGTTGTATTGGAGATGCTTCATCTCTAACTCTTACACCTCTTTGTTTAAATCCTGCTGGTAAGTTTGATAGGGTACCTGCGTCTAATAATTGACGGAGAGCCGCCGTTGCCGTACGACTCAATCCGCCAATCATGTGAATGAGTCCAAAGCCATAAAATCCTAGTCCTGGCAGAAATTTAAAGTGGACAAAATATTGGATCTTATTTTTCTTTAGATCATTGGGCGCATAGTTCCTTCTAATAGAAAGAACTTTCCTATTACCTTCTTCAACAGTTACGATGTAAGGTAATTTTATTCCTGTCGGTTCTCCATCTGCACCGACTTCTTCGAAACCTTCTAAGTCTAAATTAACATGACATTCTAACAAAGTATATACTGGTTCATTCTTACCAGTCTTTTTACTTCCTTCAAGGTCACGTTCTTTTTTTGCAAGCTCGTCGTTTGTAGTCGTACCTGGTGGTCCTAACTCTACGTCTCTGTAAAAACCAGATACTTGTTGTTTTCTTAATTCGTTTTCAGAAATTTTAATTGTATGAATAATCGCTTCCGCATCATCTAATGAGGTAGCTGTATACGGAACGATTAATTCATCCGCTGGCACAA